TGTTTTATATATTTCAAGGGGAGAAGTTTTACTCCCATCTAAATCATGTACACTATCTAATTGATCTTCTGGTGCAATATCTGCAATATCTGGTAGGTTAAATGTTTCTTCGAGTTTCTTAGTCATACCGTGGCCTTCCGAATTTGTTTAACGTTATCTATCCATTTAGGCATATTAAGGTTTGTGGTATATTTCGTGTTCGGTTACTATTCTAAATGTAATGCCTCGCCGTTTACACCATTCTTGTGCGGCAGTCCATTTTGCTTTATTTAATATAACTGCGGCTTTATCTGATTTATTTTTAGATTCAGTAAGACCTGCTTGCTTGCTAGGTTTAACTTCAACAAGTTCTATGTGTTTTTTACCAATTTTATCTGCATAGGATAATAAAAAATCAGGTATATATTTTGACATTTTACCAGTAAAAGGATTTCTATAAGGTATAGCATGACTTTCAGATGCCCAACATTCTACATTAGGATGGCCATCACATAACTGCATAAATGCTAGTTCCCAACCTGATCTATAAATAGGAACATGTTTACCTCTGTATTTAGTGGGATTTTTTGGTTGAAAATATCCTTGATTAAATTTTATATTGCGACGTGCCATTAATCAACCAATTCTTTTTGTAAATCCTTGGTAGGTGTGTTTGTGGTTATCCCTAATTTATTATTTGAAGGTCTAGTATAATTTAATCGTTTTAACATATCGTTATTTATAGTTAATTTTCCGTCAACTATAAATGGTAATATTTTATCATATGATTCATTATACCATTTAGATAATGCTAATACTTCGTATGCAAGAATTTCTGCAGATAATTTACTTACATTATTTGATAAAAGCTCACCATAAATTAAATCATATTCTTGAGCATTAAATTGGAATCGAGGTGTATATTCGTCGCCCAACAATCGTTGATCAAAAAATTCAGTTAATTTACCCAATCGCCTACGTAAATTTATAGCATTTTGAACACCTAGAGAACTATTTTTATCATATGTCGAGGTTGTTGCTTGACTTGTATTTGTTGATGTTTCATTAATCATTTACTAACCGCCTGGCGTTTCTATCTGTCCACCTGCTCCAGCACCTAGTGAAGGTTTTGATTTAGGAACAGGTTCCTTAATGTCTTTGCTTGTCATAGAATTCCATGTTTCACCTGCCCACGCACCTGCCGCAGAAGCACCTCTACTGATCCAATCTGGACTATTATTTTCAGGTATTATTTGTTCTGCATATGATACCCCTTCATATGCAAAAGTAACATTCCAAGAAATAGGTTGAGCAGTACCATAATCTAATGCATCATGATTAATAGCCGTTATGGTTGGATTAAAAATAGTTATAGGCGATTCAATCGGTTCGTTTTTTCCCCCATATTGTCGGGTTATAACTATTTTACTAAAAAAATACTTTTCAAAATTTATAGTAGGTTCGTCAGGTTCAGGTGAACGACCTCGGCCTCGGCCGCGTTCGTTACTGGTGCCCTCATACTTATCTTCAGGTTTCGGGTCGGGTGGTGCACTATATGGTACATCACTTTCGAGGTTCTTTTTATTTTTAATTGTGCTACTTTCAGTAAAAGGTGGTTGAAAACCAAAATAGTCAGTTAATGGTGTCTCGCTAACCGTGTCTGGCGTATAGGCCCCTACTCCAAATCTATCAAGGTCGCCCCTACCATCTTTATAATACCATGCAAAATATTTTTGCATTATATCTTGAAATTTATTATCTCTTGTATCAAAGAATTTTATACTAATAGGTTGCCATTCTACTTTGGTTTGGATAATTCGTTTTCTATTATATTGATTTAATGTTTGTGTATTAAATTGAAAATTAGGTAGGTCACAACTTTGAACTATTGTTGATAAACCATCCAACATTTTCCGCCATTCTTTTTTACCTGTAGTTCTTGTAGTAAAAAATTCAACTTTAAAAGCATGTTTAGATCTAGGGATACTAGTTAAAACTTGGCCATAACTTGTGGTTGTACCAAAGGAATGATCAGCATAATTACGAAGTAAACTACCAAAATACGCCATTTCTACTCCTTATCATTAAGTGGTATTAGACGTTGCACCTAATAATGATGTATCAATTGATTGACCTTTAAGTAGATTAGCTCCTACATCATTTGCATGTCTAGCATTATCAAATCTAATAGTTAAGCTGACAGTCATTGCGTCACTAGTAGTATAATTGGATTCATTGAATGCTGCTGAAGAAACCCAACATCCTCCTAATGTCCAAGTATCTAATATATTTGGCCCTGTTGATGCATCGTTTCGTCCATCTAACGTATCAATTATTGTTGTGAACTTGTATTGGGCTCCGGCAAGTGGTGCCGATTGTTCATGGTGGTCTATTTGATTTTGCATTTGAGCATCAATTAATGAAATAACCTTATTATCAACATCATCTCTAATTACTACAGTAATTGCTTCCCAAGAGTGTTTGCCTGCTAAAAATATTTTAGAATTGTAAACATCTAATGTTATTTCTTCATGTGTTAATGTAGGTCTGGTTACACTAACTATTTGATGAGTAAGTGGTTTTGAATCACCCGGACCACCAATATTATTAAATGTTACTCTAAATCTATATTGTAATTTAGGCATTAATACCGGAGTCGTTGTACCACCGACAGGAACTCCAAATTTAGTTAAATTCGCCATTTACATGTTCTCCTTGCCACGTTCTATTATATGTATTTATAAGATTTATCAGAAATTTTGACCAAGGAAAAAGGTAGTAACCTAAGTTACTACCTTTGTTTCAAAAGTTTTAGCCCAATGTTCCGGTATTTACAATTCTTATAGGAATATAAATAAATTCTGCGGCTTTTGCTGGTTCTATTGCTATATCTATATATAGCTCGTTTTTATCTATTCTTGCTGCTGTATTGTTAGTAGTATCACATACTACAGCAAAATCATAAATGCCTCTTTTAGACATAATATCGCCTAAGAACCTTGAAACAGATTCTGCTGCCGCTGTTCTAGTTGATTCATCATTTGGTTCAAATGCATAAGGTCTTGCAAGAGGATCTAACCGATCTCTTAAATATGCAACCAATCTTGCAACATTAATTCTATCTAATGCACTAGATGATGCATACAATGTTTTTTGCCCATATATAAACAATCCTTGACCTGGAAAGTTTGTAATAGGATTAACTTTTGATACATATAATGTATCTCGCTGTCCTTGGTTAAGTGCAGTAGCAACAAATTCACCTTCACTGTCTATGTAACCTACATTGGTTGCATTAGACACAAGTCCTCTTGTTAATCCTGCTGGAGCAAACCAAGGATAAGCAACTTGATCATTGTAATTCAATGTTCTTAATACCATATGGGATGCTGGAACAACAACTGATGTTCCATCAGTGTTTGTAGACAATCCACTTGGATAATATGTTGCACATTGTGAACCCGAAGTTATTAAGCCATCTTCACCATTTTCAGATGCATTTGTTCCTGATTGCCATGCTGTAACTCCAGACGGTGTAAGTCTTAGTGGTGTGTCAATAACAACAAATGCAGTTTCTTTTCTATCTACATTTAATGTTAACATTTCATCTGCACATTCTGGATAACCAGGTGCCGCAATTAATGTAATGTTTGTGCTATCACCTCTAATTTCTGTATTACTTAATAATACAGATTGCATTGCTTTTACAACAACTGCTCTTTGTGATTTTCGGCCAAAGTATCCTGCACCATTGACTTTATTACCTGCCGCTGTCCGCCACTTCCATGAAGTTGTTAATGCAGTAGTATATTTTCTAACTTGATATGTTGTTCGTGTCATATTAACACAAAAAATACCATCAGGATAAAGAGCTGGATTAGGAGCATTTGCAATTCTGGTTGCCCCAGAATTAAACGTATTATCTGCCGGGTTTTCAGTTAAATCTGCAAACACAACACCATTAGCAGTTGATTGATCTGTATTATCACGCGATTCCCATTTAGATTTAGGATCATTAAATACTTTAATATGTGGATAATTTTCTAGATCATTTGTGTCAACCCATACATCTCCTGCACTAGGAGTCGACGGAGCAGTTGTACCGATTGTTCCAACAATTTTAGGTGTCCATTCAGAACCTGAAACCTGTGTTGTTTTCGTATATAAATCAATAGATGTTGAACTATCATACCATAATGTTCCATCTGTTGTAGCTCCAACAATTGGTGTAGCACTTGCTTCAAGTTCTGTTGCTGCGGCATATGTACTTAATAGCGGTACTGGTGCTAATACTGTCGAAGTAGCAGTTGCACCATCAAATCGTTTAAATGTTGTTGCTGCTGCATTACCTATTAAATCATGTGTAGCATACATCGATCCGACTGATGGAATAACTCCACCAGTAAGTGTAATAGTTGGAGGCGTAGTATAATTAGTGCCTACATCAACTACAGTTACATCCACAACCACTCCACCCGAAATGTGACAAAGTGCAATACCATCACCGCTTAATGTTATTGTTGGTGCCGAAGTATATCCTGAACCACCATCTAAAATTATAAATGATGTACTATTTGCTGCACCTGATGCTGGACCAGAATGTAATGCCGTACCATTAAGGTCGGTAGAAATAATATCTGCTACTCTACCACTATCAAAATTACCTGGTTGTGCTGCTTCTAAATCATCAACATAAAAATTAATAGATTTAGCATTAAAGGAAGTTGTTGAGGAATTATATTCTTTTACAACTAAATTAGTACCTTGTCCTTCAGACGATGTTTTAAACCATAAATCGTTATCCACAGGAGAACTAGGTTGGGTACTTGCTGGTCCTACTGTTACTGTAGATGCAAGCAATGAACCAACATTGGCTTGTGAAACTACTTGCCATGTTGCATTGTCCCATTCGTAAATTTGTGCCGCAGCAGTACTTGTTCCTAATGCTTTGCCTCCATCACTTACAACTGCAATTCTATGGTCGCCGACCGCTGCGCCATTGTTGTTCGCCACAGGGGAAGTAGCTGACATTTGGTCTTGTGGAATTAGTGATACTGTCTGTTTAACCCAAGTGCTTAAAGCATCATTATATTTAAATAATCCAAAAACAGAATTAGCAGTATCCCACCAAAATGCACCACTTGCTGGAGCACCTTTTGGTTCTGTAGAATTTGGTAATAATTCTGTTGTATTAACATCTGCTCTAAGTACATACGCTCTATTTGCCGCACCTAAATAACTATATGCCGCAAGTAACCCGTATTCGTTTACTTCGTCGCCATTTGATGCTGTACCAGAAACAGTTCTAAAATATGGTGTCCCATATACTTGTATAAGTTCTCTTTGACTTGTAATAAGTTGCGATTTTCCTATTGTAGAAACAACGGTTCCCGATGCATATCCTGATCCGCCTACATGAGCTTTATCTTGCCCCGTTGCACACACAATTAAAGGAACAGTGCCTGCACCAGCTGACCCGTAAAAACTCTCGTCTATAACAGAAACTGCAACACCCGGTGATACTAAAGTTGCCATATTAATTCCTCACTAGTAATGACTATATTCATTGTTTAAATTATTTATCGTAATATTCGTAAAACCAGTAGTTATAAGAGGGGCAATTTCTGCATTAAACAATAAAAATAGCTTAACCTATGACAAAACCTAGAGGATCGCCGCCATCAACATAAGTATTGAGGTCATTCTCTAGCATTTCAAATTTAGCAGTAGCATCAGCTCGTAATGTATCTGCATTGAGTGTTGTGCCACCTTGCGGGC